TGAACTATCCCCACCGTAGATTTTGTTTTCCGCTAATTTTATCCAGCCATCAGTTTTGCTTAATACATCATCATTACTATAAAGAATATCAGTATCGGCAAATAATGCTAATTCCTCTAAATCTCTACCAACTGCTTCACCTAACAAGTCAATCATGGTGTTTTCAAATGCTTCTTTTTCGATATTGCGTCTTAAAGCGTCATCTCGTAATGAGGCAATAGCAATAAATTCACTGGCAGTCAATACGTTGGTATTAGTGGTTGGTTTAGCAAAATCAGAAGTAGCCAAACTTCTATTGTCACCGCTTGTATCTTTACCGCTCTTTAGCACTCTGCCAGTAAAAGATATTCTATCGATATGTTTAATATGTGAGCTCATTGGAGAATATCTTGCCTGTGGGAGTACTACAGTTTTTGATTGCATTTTCCTTACAAATCTGGCTAACTTTTCTGGTTGCAATACGGCATAACCAAAGTCATCTATTTCAGTTATTCCGCCTTTCATAGCTCTATCTATTAGTTCTAATAGTTGTTCATTTTTATACATTATTATTCATCTCCTTTCTTTACTGCTCTTCCATAACTATCTCTATTTAAATCTTTTAATTGGTCTTTTTCGGTGTACTCTTTTTTGTCGTCTCCGTCTTCCTGTCCTTTTTCGGCTTTGGATTTACCCTCTTTTTCCTTTACTAAAGTTTCTACCATTTTTTGTAGTTTTTCATTTTCGGATTTTAAGGTTTCCAGTTCCTTATTTGGCTCTTTGTCCTTATTTACATTTTCGTCGTTATCTTTATTAACATCATCACCTTCATCTGGTTTATCCTTATTGACATTATCCTCATCGCCCTCATTGTCTTTGTCTACGTCTTCGTCTGATTTTGTTAATTTCGCCATACCTTCGGAAATCGGTTTTAGCTTTTCGTCTAATCTCTCATCTATCATCTTTAAAACATCTTCTTGTTTCATATCTAATTCATCTCCTTTCGAATTTTTTGCATATTTTTCTTTCCTTTCGTTATCGGCTTTACTGATTAATTTCTGTAAGGCTTCAATGGCTTTCTTCAGGTCATTATAAGTTGATTCACTGATTGAACGCCCTGCTTTTTCGGTCATATCTTTTAATTTGTTTGCGGTGTCTTCTATTTGCCCGAAATCATCTTTCTGAAAAAACTTTACCATTTTACTCCATAAGGTATCCTCCTGCTCTTTTTGTTTCACGGCAAAGAATTTTGCCTTTGGTACACATGGTTCATCTACCAAACTGACAAACGGCACAATCCAGTCTTTTCCTAAATCCCTGATTAATACTCTTTTTAGAGAACTTTGGAATTCTTTATTGACTGATTCACCATCACTCACTTTTTTCATAATTGCTTTAAGGACATTATTCTGAATTCCCATAATAGAAAATCCAGTAAGTTTGCCTTCTTCAACTTCTTTCCATGCTTTGTCATTGGTGATTTTCCCTGCTAATATCCAAGTTCCTTTTGGTAGTTTGGTTTTTTCAGTCCCGATATTAACTTCCCAATCAAAAGGCAAAATAAAACTTTCTACTGGTTTGGCTACATTGTTCATTCCATGCATATAGTCTATGTTACCATAATCTTCCATCCACTTATGGGCAACTTGTTCTATTTCGGTTTCACTAAGTAGTTTTTCGCCTTTGTCAAAGTCATGGTCTGGCTCTCCGGGAACGAGGACTGCAGCATAGACTATTCTCTGTTTTTCTTCCTTTTTAAATATCGGTCCAGTTAATTCTGCGCCGCCAAGTCGTTTTTGAATATAGACTAAATCAACTTCTTTAAGTTCTCCTACTATTACATTGTCATTGTCAAAAGAATATTCGCCTTCATAATATTTACCGTTTCCATATTCCTGCAATATAACGGCATCATCAAAAACATGAATTATCATCATATTTCCATAAGTTCTTTCAAATGCTCTACGGACATCATTAATTTTTTGTTCTAATGATTCTTTGGCATTCTGGTCTTTCTTTACATCCACATCTTTTTCTCCTTTCTTTAATGATTTTTCTAATTCTTTTTCGCTCGGCCACTCTCCGGTAATTTCATGATGTAGCCAAGAACAAAACGCTTCTGGATTTGTCTTATCTTGATTCTGTTCTACGCAATCCTGAAAATCAGCATAATCTCCAAATGGCATATATTATCATCTCCCTTCATATAAAAATAGAGCCTCTCAAAAAGCTATCTGGCTTTCAAAGAGGCTCTGTTGTAAAGGAGGTTAAAAAATGAAAAGAATGGACATATTGTCCTTCGGGAATATTCGATTGTCAATTTACTGACTTAATTTAATTCAATTTTACCTTTAAATATATTCTTTGTCAAGGCTTGTTCTTTTAGGTCATATATCAGAATATGATGTTTATTAATACAGGAGTTTCTGGTGCATTTAATCTCTATATATCTATTGTCGATTATGGAAAATAACATCTTATTGCAATTAGAACATCGGATTTCTTTTTTCATTTATGCTCCTTTAAATAATGGCTCTGGTGTCGCATTGACACGCTTACGAGCTGTTTCACAATGTTTATCTGATAATTCTATGCCTATAAAATTTCTATTATGTTTCTTACAAACTGCAGCAGTAGTTCCACTACCTATAAATGTATCTAATACAATATCATTTTCATTTGAGCTATTTAAAACCATTTTTTCTACCAATTCCTCTGGTTTTTCTGTATTGTGTCTTTTGTTTTTTAGGGTAAAGTTCATTGGTTTAATTCTCCAAACATCTCTTTCCCTTGCACTAAATTTTCTTTTACTTTTTTCTTTTAATCCGTAGATAATAAACTCGTGAGAAAACCTATAATGAGAACCTGCTTTTATCCATTCATAATCCCATACAATACAATTTTTAATTATTAATTTATCAATAATGATAGGATATAAAAAGGGATATGTTCTCCAGTCAGTATTAATATAAAATTCCCCATCATCTTTTAACACTCTTTTAATCTCGTTGAAATAAATATCAAAAAAGGTTTTATAAGGTTATTATCTAACCATTCTCCCTTTTGTCCATTGCTTGTAGTTCCTATGCAAAAAGGTGGGTCAGCTATAACAAGGTTGATTGACTTATCAGGGATAAACGGCATTACATCTAAACAATCACCTTGAATTATTTTGTTATGAAAGTCATCAGGATAATTCATTCATACTCCTATCTTGGTGGGCAAACTCCCGTTGGGCAATCTGGATTTTCTATTTTCCTTTCAGGTCTTGGCATATCATTCTGGAGTTTTCTAATTATAAACAATATTAATTCATTCCGCTCTTTGCGTTTTTGATTTCCATTTATCATATCTTCATCATATAACATATTCTTCAATAATTCGATAGCTTTCGAATGCATTATTTACCTCCGTATAATTATTTTGATTTCTTAAATAATCTACTAATTTTGGTAATGTCCTATATTCAGTTACCCAATATTTTTCTTCATACATAGTTGTTTCAGTTATTTCCATTTTATTCCACCTTTATTAAATCACTTTCATAAAAATAAGGTAATTCTGGGGCTGCATAACCTTCTGGTAGAATCACCGAGACTAAACTACATCGACAGTTGATTACTTCTTCAAGCGGTCCATTTCGGTCTCCTGGATATTCAAGTCCATTACTGAATAAATCCCCAACTCTCACAATCTGCCCTTCCATATCAACGTGCCAATCTCTCACCCTTTCATCTCTGGCTGTTCGCCATTTATGATATTCAACTCCTAACTCTTTTTCACTTTCATACATTCCAAGATTTTCACTACTGGATAGTTCTGTTCTGGCTACTCGCTCAAGTTCGTATTTTTCCATGTTTTCAAATACATCATCTAAATTTTGGGCGGCTTTATCATATCCGAAACCTTCTTCATAGCTTTCTTTTAGGTTTTCCATGATGTTCCCGATTAACCGATTTAGAGTTCGTTCTGAAGCTGTAAATTTTTGTTCTCTTATGTATTCGGCTATACTTAAACTGAATTCATCTATAAATTCCATGCTTAATTTAGGGAATGTTTTAGATTTGGGTGGCTTTTTAGCTTTGGAAGTCGACAAACTGCTTACTGTTTTTTCTATTCCCCTGCGAATGGCTTCTTGGGTGTTTTCTATTATTAATTCCGCATAATCTTCTACTGATTCACTTAATGGCTCTACAATATACTTAATATCCATATCA